GCAATAAGCCGGGGCGACGCAGGCCATCCGTGCGACGTTGAGACGTGGAGAGAAGTTTTAGACCAGCCATGAACCAACCCCGCACCTACGCCATCCTTCAGGCCAAAGCCTGCCTGCTATCCAACATGGGGTTTAGGTTGAAGCTATGGCAGGAGGGCGAACTTTGGAAGTGGCAATGGAACAACGGGATGGCTGGACACACCGACGCCCAGAGCAAAGAGATTGCCCTAATGTTTGCCTTAGAAAGCATATGAACGATAAGGAACACTGCAATGGTCAATGGACTGCGGCTCGTAAAAAAAGTTTCATTACCTCTGCGTTGCGTAGGGCTTCGTCTCGTTGGGCTCCTAAGTTTACTTCTAAGAAGAACGCCCGCACTGCTAGAAACACCTACACTTGTTCCCTGTGCTCAAAGAGCGTAGGGAATAAGGACATAAAGGTCGATCACATTCACCCCGTAGTTGACCCTGTTAAGGGCTGGGTAAGCTGGGATAGCTTCATTGAACGCTTGTTTGTGGAGAAGGAGGGCTACCAAGCCATCTGTGTAACCTGTCATTCGGTTAAGACCTCAGAGGAGAGACTTGTCCGCAAAGCTGCTAAACTCCGCTGACATGAAGAAATTCCTCATTGTCTCTGACATCCACGGCAATCATGCAGACCCTCAAGCCTGTGCCGCCGCCCTAGCCTTTACGAAAGACTTCAACCCAGAGATAAGGGTGATAGCTGGCGACCTATGGGACTTCTCCGCCATCCGCAAGGGAGCCTCAGAGGAAGACAGGGCTGTCAGCATGAGGGATGACTTTGACGTAGGGGCAAGTTTTGCCGACTCTTTCTTCAAGGGAGGCAAGGACAACACCCTAATGCTAGGCAACCACGACGTAAGAGCATACGACTTAGCTGAGTCCACAGATGCCGTTAAAGCCGATTTAGGGCAAAGAATGGTAAAAGACATACAAATGGTGGCAAAGAGGAACAAAGCGGCCCTAATCCCCTACGATAGCCGTCTAGGGGTTGTTTCTATTGGCCATTTGAACGTAGTGCATGGCTTCCACACGGGAATGTCAGCTTGCGCCAACCACTCCCGCATCTATGGGAACGTAGTTTTCGGCCACTGCCACAGCATAGAATCCTTCTCAACCCCCGGCTTAAAGCCCCAAGAAGCCCGCTGCATAGGCTGTCTGTGCGACCTAAACCCCGGCTACGCCAACCGTAAGACAGGCAAATTACGCTGGAGTCATGGCTGGGTGTATGGCTGGGTAGAAGACGACGGGACTTATTCGATATTTCAAGTGCGCGGCATCAACGGCAAGTTCACAACGGCTACAAACATAAAAACCTACTAATGAAAAACAACCCTTGGAGTGAGATGGACAAACTAATGGCGGAGGACACCGTATCCCGTAAGGACGGGTGGTGGTCCACCCAAAACTTCATGGACAACTACAAATGCCCCAGAACCACAGCCCGCTCACGAATTGAGTCTTGGCTTGCCCTAGGTGCGATTGATAAGAAATCGAGAGTGTTGATGGACGGGAAAAGAGGCACCTATTACCGTCACGCCAAAAAATAATGCACCACACGCTCAACGCCTCCGTCCCCCAACACCTCTATGGACTGGTGGACCAGAACATCCTACGGGGTTCCATTGAGGACTCTCTCTACCTAGATCGTTGCGTCATCTTTGGCATCACCTCCCTCCCATCCCGCGCCCTCCACTTCTCCATAATGACAGAAGTGGGTAGCCAATGGGCTAGAATACCCCTACACAAACTGCGGCATACAGAACCAGACCAGAACGGCCCTAGACATCAACTCCCCCAACTCCAGAGCTGGGACTGCCACGGATGGGACTTCAGCGTTACAGCCTACGAATACCTACGAGAAATGGGCTGCTCCTACCGCACAAGGGACGGACTCATGGTCCCGGCCTCCTATTGGTTCACCCTAGACCACACGGACAATGGTTACTCCCAATATCCCCCAGAGCACAAATGCTACCATTTGCTCCTATTGGAAGACGGCTCAGGCCAAATTGCCGCCCAACCCAACAACCGCATCCTATGGAATGATGACTCCTTCGTCCATCCCAACCCAGCCACTCTCATGGAGTATGCTGTAATGCCAGACGAAACATGGCACGCCGAACTTGGCCGCAACGCCGACCTCAATACTTTTTGTAATGGTGTTAAAGAATAACATTTCAGTGCTGCCCACCTGACGAGGTGGGGGCTTTACTGAGGATGGGAGTTTGAGCCTCCCTTACAAAATCTATGAACGGCCTGTCCCCCAACGACCCCCTCTATTGGTTTAACAACCTACCCAAAGAACTAAGCATCTTAGTTCAATTGGACGACAAGAGGATCATGGAGCTACCAAGACACTACAAGTTCAGGATGCTAAGCGTGAACAAAGAAATGACCGCCCATTGTGAAGTGGTGGGTGGAGCCAATTGCGGCCTCCAATTCTACCTGAGCGACAGCGGGATTAGCGTGATGGAGCCGGTAGAGTAGCTGCTGGACCGCCACTCATTAAGAATGATGGAAGCATCTCAGGAACATTCGTTCTGAACTCAGGACGGGCGAATGCCGCTTGATAGGCGGGTGTAGCCAATAGCGATTGCGCTGCCCTCCTACCAGAACCAATACCGGCTTGAAGAGCCGACCCAGCAACAGCACCTGAAACAAAACCCGGAATTTGTAAACCAGAGACATTAACACTTGGAAGTAGGTAATATCCTAAAGTGGCACCACTTACACCAAAAAACAAAGCTCTGGATGTTTGTTTCTCGGTTATTGGGTTGGAAACGGCAGTATTTCTAACAACATTTTCGTTAATTGATCCAAAGTTAGCAAGGGTCTTAAGTTTACCAGTGAAGTTTCCGCGCATAGGATCGTTCATATCTACAATAATTCCCAAATCCAACCCAGCACCGTTATAACCCCTACCTCCGTGTGCGTTAAGTGAAATATCAAATATGTGCCATTTAGCCAATTTAGCTCTATTGGTCTTAAACTCATCCAACAATGATTTATTGCCAGAGGCTACAACAATCTTTTCAAGGTTATCTTCAACAACATCAGCTTGTTTTGATAGGGCAATAGCTTCTTTTTTAAGATTGCTGTCACCTTTAGATTTAGAAAAAATATCCCATGCGTTTCTCGCATCAGAACGCTTGTCATTTAAGTCATCAAGAACTTCCTGTGCTCGCGCATTTATTTTTCCAATTTCTTGATATGGCCGAGCTAAATCCAATTTTCTCTGCGTCATCATCTCCACGGTAAGTGGAGTATCTTTAAGCATACCAAGTTCTTCACGGGCAATAGCATCACCACGAAGTTGATTGTGTTTCCGGAACAGAGCTTGAGACTCACTTTGACCCGCAAATTTAATCAAACCCTTATTAACTCCCCTTGGATTGGAAATAGATGGATCGGGCATCAATCCCTCATCAATGCCATCACTCATGGTTTTAATGAATGCCTTAGAACGGTTTCTTGTCGCTTCCAATTCACTCTGGGCCCTACCAGTTGAGAGTTTATTGCCTAGTTTGAAAAATGCTACGGCCTCGGTTGCTGACTGAACCGCTTCCTCTGGAGTGATGTATTCACCCGTATCAATAGATTTTTGGGCCGCTTTGCCAAATACCGTGGCTGCTACCATCTTCTGCATTTCCGTGCTAAGTCCAGACTTGTCAATTAGGCTTAAAGCCTTGACGGGAAGTGCAGCGGATAGAATGCCGGACTCAACCAGTTCACCACCTGTTACGGCTGTGCCTGTGCGTTTTGACTCAAGGTAACGGCCAAGAACACCACCAAGCATAGTAGCTACCGCTCCAACAACAGGATTAAAAGCAAAGCCTACACGCCCAACAACCGCCGTTGGGCCACCTTGTGTAACCATTGATTTGCCCATTTCAGCTACTTCTTGGGGCTGTGGAATGGCCCTAAGCAAGTTCTGTGAGCCAAGAGATAGGCGTCCAGTGCCGCTGCCGCCCAAGAAATCCATAACACCAGCGGGAATTTGCGTAGCAGCATCACCAAGCATCTCCATGCGGGATGGTTGTGCCATCGGTTGTTGAACAGGCTGAGCCACAGGAGCTTCTACGGGAGTTACTACGGGAGCTTGTGCCAGCGGAGCGGGACTACTCGCTTGTGGTTGTCCAGATGGCTGTCTGGAAGCCCGTGCCGCCAATTCAGCATCCGCAATAGCCAATGCCTTCTTTTGTTCTGGAGTCATTTTATTCTTAGAAAAGGGCTTTTTGTTCTGGAGTCATTACAGACCATTGAAGCGAGGTAACACCCGTTGGTGGAATAGAATTGAAATCGGGCACCTGTCTTCCCGATTCCTCAAAGAATCTCTTGTATGTTCCCTTATCGTAGTTGTCTTTATACTTTTTAACCGTGCGAAGCTCAATGTCTCTACGGATTTCAGTTAGTCTTTCCAGTGTTTTAGTATCAAGGTCTTTAGTTCCCGTAAATACTTGTCTCAAAAACTCGCGTTCAGCCGGGGTGTCCATACCTTTAGCTCCAATGCCCAATGCGGTAATCATAGGGAATACATCAGAACCTAACAAAGCTTCAAGAAGCTCCGTATTCTGAACGGTTTTGCCCGCCTTCTGGTCATTCATAAACTTTGCCTTAATACGATTGGCATTCAGGAATAGTTCTGCTCCAAATCCCGTTGTAACATCTCCGGATTTAATAATCCCAAGCACTTCATCAAGTTTTTCAATTCTATCGGGAGCGGCGGATACAGCATCATATTCACTCAAGTCTCTTTGAAACAAAGTCGCACCAGCTTCCTTTTTATAGGCATTTTCACTCATATTGATGTTTGTGGTTGCGCTAGGTGAAGAACGGCTTAAACCGGTAACAAAGATAGTGCCATCGGGTAGGGGTGTGCCTTTATAATCGGTTCCAGCGGGAATGGCCGCAACTTCTTCTTGTGTCATTACCCTTCCTGAAGCACCCGCCTTTTCGCGCAGATTTTCGGCTGTTTCAGATTTAGTCTTTGCAAGTCCAGCAGCCATTTCCGCGCCCCTAAACTGAGCGGTAGGCGAAACCTGATTAACCATAGAGAATGGACGGCCACCAGCATTCGTAACAGCGGAAGCGTATTGTGCGGCTTGCGTATCCTCAGACTGTTTACGGGTAAATTCGTTCAGGGTGTTAGCAAACTGAATGGTGTTAGCCGCGCCGCCTAGTGATTTAACTACGGCTCCAATAGCCTTGCGATCAATGTTTCCAGAAGCATCTGGCTTCAATCCAACTTGTGCTCCAAATGCCGGATTGGTCTTTAGGATACGGCTAACAGTTTCGGTGGCCTGTTCGTTAAGCTGTTTCTCCTCCTGCTTCTTGTAATACTTCTCAATGCCGGAAGCTACTTGTTGTCCAAGCCCAGCCAAGCCCTGCCCAATTAGCTCAGCACCCCGCGCCTGTGCCTGAGCACCCTGCATAGCCCCTTGCAAGAAGGGGGTGAAGTCGGTGCGACCTAAAGCTGGATTTACCTGTGAGCCAGATTGAAAAGCCATAAGAGTTATCCTTTAACACCGGGAATTTTACCAGCAAATGCGCCAAAGAGACTTCCACCACCAGTCACAGGAGCCGCTGCAAGAGCACCAAGACCTTGGGCAAGACCGCCAATCATAGCACCACGAGCCTGAGCTTGTGAGCCGGCCAAAGCTGCCTGAGAGCCATAGATGGACGCATTGTAGTTAGAGAGATTGCTTGCGTTCTGGAGGGCCAAATTGACGCCAGCGTTAGGATCGCTAAAGCGGGGGCCAACCTGTTGCCCGCCCTGTTGATAGGCCAAGCCCTGCTGTCCTTGTGCATATTGCATAGCCGAAGAAGGACGGCCAAGAATGGACATGAGGGGACTGGAGAATTGATTGTTATACGACTGGGCAAGCTGGCCCGCGCCCATAGCTTCCTGACGCTTAGAGGACAAAAAGCCTTCCCGCCCTAGAATCTCGGCTGCAACGGACGACTGGTCGCCAATGCGCCCTCTGGCCATACTACCGGAACGGGCTGACTGTTGAGCTAGACGGAGTTGCTCAGGGGTTAGTCCTTGGGACTGCCCATAGAGCTTCATAGCTAGTTTATTCTGCTGGTCGGCAATAGCCGCCGCATAAGGATCGGCTTGGCGCGTGGCCTCCGTTACCCCCGGTCCAAATTGACTAATAGCAGATACGTCTGAGGCTCGCTGAAGGGCGAGGGCTTCACGTTCAAAGTCTCCTAGCTGCCGAGTGCCTTGACCAAGAAGGTTAATCCCACCCTGTTGATATTGCCCAATGTCGGCTAGGTTGAGCGCGGCATATTGAGGACGATATTGCTGCTCCAATCCAAACGTCAGGGCTTGGAGTTCTGGATTGGAAAATTGCCGCTGATAATCCAGCATGGATTGACCCGCATTCACGCCTGTGGGCGCAGGGGGAGGAGTGGGTGTTTTCGTCTTACTCATTTGTGCTTTAGTCTATCACAAAGCCGTGCAGTGTCATAGACGGCCAACCGTTGAGCATTAAGCCCTTTATCCCTCATCCAAGCAATCTTAGGCAAGAAGAACGGAGCTTGGCCTAAAAACCACTCCAAACAGCGTTTACCAGCGGCATAATGGACATACCAAGCATCAGGCTGGGCTGGAAACCAATCAGCCTCCCCTATCTCCGACCTCACAGGCTTAAACATCATAAACCTATCAGGCGCGGCCACCACATAGGCATTAACCAAGTAATAGCCTAAGTCCTGCTCAAAGTTTAGGCCATGTTTAACGTAATGAGCCTTGGCTTGCTCAATTGGGGTCATTAAACAGCGGTTAGAGCAATCCTATACTCGTTAGTGCCGTCAATCGTCACCAACAGGAAAGTGCCGCCTCCGTCGTTATAAAAGCCAAATTGAATGGCATTACCACCCGCCCCACTGCCACTATCAAGTTTGACCGTGCGCCCATTGGTTGCGGTAGTAAGGATTGATTTGGCTGCAAGAATCGTCAGGTCTCCGCTAGGTGATAGATTGTTGCACGAAGCATTACCCGTAACCGTGAGCGTTGTTCCAACGCTTAAGGAGCCTACAATGGATTGATTGCCGGGAATAGCTACATTGGCGGGCGTTGCACCAACAACAGGCACCCATGCTGGTGCTCCTGCTGAGAGCATGGTTGGGGTGATGCCAGCGGTCTTTACCCTCAATGAACCACCAGACACCTCTAAGGAGCTATTATCAGTAGCCCCACCAGTTCCGGCCACAAACGTAGCACTGTCCACTAGGGCGTTAAGATTGCCTGCGGTAACTTGATTGCCGGTAGCGAAGGTGTGACCTTTAGAGAGAATGGGCATGAGAGTAGTTTATCAGTAGGTAGATTTAATGGATGAAAAGTATTGAAATTACGGCCCTTGGTTAATTGCCCGAACTGTCCAAGTTCCTGAACCCAAATTCACTGTGCTACCCGACGAATTGTAAACAGCAACCCGAACATTATTTGCAGACGTAACAGTTGCCTGAACAAACATATTTTGAACGTCGTAGGGCACGCCAACAGTGCATTGAGCCCCAAACTTAACACCGGGACATAATATGTTTACAAAATCTTGTTGACCGGGAACTAAGCTTGCCGGGTCCCAAGTTGTAGACCCTTGGCAGTCAACCGCATTATTGGTGCCATCATCTGTAAATTTGAATGGAATAACTATTTCTGAGTTATTAAACGCTTGGTTGTTTACAACCATGTTGCCATTACTTCCACTTTCCAAAACAACGTCGGTGCCAAATCTTTGGAAAATATTATCCGTAATGTGCATCCCCGTCTGAGACGCGAGGCGCACGCCAACGTGGTCTGGGGACCATTGCGCGGGACTACTTGATGGCGTATTTCCAGTGTTAGAATTAACGAGAGAAGTGTATTCGTTGCTTAAATAGCTCACCCGATCGCCGGCTGCGTAAGTGGTGCCAGCAATGTAGGCTGCGGCGGAAAACGCAATTGGATCGGGTGCCCGCATAAAATTATCATGTATGTTGCCGTAACGAGCTCCGCCAAGCCTAAGCAAATTAGTGGGGCCGGTTGTGGGAGACGGGTCAACGAACAGATTGTTATCATGGATAAAAGATCGAAAAAGGTTGTTTGCGTATACGCATCCTTTATAGGAATTTATGTGCGAATCCGATAGCTTTAAATCCTCTTCACCCATGGTGGTGTCCCAGTAAACACCCCAGTTTACATTAACCAATGTGGTGCCTCTAACTATAACTCCCTCGGGACCGTTTGTGCCGACAACCCATACGCATTTATCCGAACCCTGAAAACTACACCCGCCGATATCTAAAATAGAGCATGAGCCGAAGGCTCCGTTGTCATATTTTACAATAAACGTGTTTGAGGAAAGGTTTCCTACTGATGCATACACGTTGTTGATAAAAACTCCCTCTGCGGATGTAACGGAAATACAGGAATCCCAACTTTGAATTACGTTACCGGGTTGAGTAATTGCAAACCCGCGAATTGATACATTACTAATTCGTAAAGCTCGCACCCCAGCAGAAGATTTAGCTCCATTAAAAACAAAAGCGGTCCCGGCACCGCTTGTTTGTTGGGTAGCGATAGCTAGGTCCATCACATCAACTGGTGTGTGATTAAAAAATCCTTCTTGTTGAGGGTTAGCCACCGTAATATCTATCCCAAGATTAGCTCCGACAAAGACGATTTGAGACGCGCCCGGTCCGTCGCCTTTGATCGTCAGGCCGTCAAGAACGTTGCCCAAACTCATGGTGAGCTTAGTGGTTTTCTTGTAGCGTCCTGCCGGAAAATATAGGCACCCACCCACATCAGAAGCTACTAATGCGGCGGCTGCGGCGTTGATCGCCGCCTCGTCTGCGGTACCTCCCGATGCACCGTTGTAATCTCCCGTAGCCCCAAAGTCCTTTACATTAAACACGTCTCCTGCTCTAGCTTGAAATGTGCGAGGCACCGATCCAGTTCCACTAGGATTGGATGTGCAGGAGTTTAATAGGCCGCTGGTTGGTGTGCCTAGAGCGGGAGTAGTAAGCGTTGGAGACGCCTGCATTACAAATGTGCTACCAGTGCCGGTTTGTGAAGCCACTGAAGTAGCGTTACCAACGCTAGTGATAGGACCAGTAAGATTGGCGTTAGTGGTAACCGTAGCAGCATTACCAGAAATGTTGGTTTGATCGCCCGTATTTGTCCCGCTGAGATTGGACCCACTCACCGCTCCTGTTGCCGCAACTGATGTTGGTGTAATTGCCCCTAATGTTAGGGTTATTGCTGGTGTAATAGTAGGCGTAGCAACAACACCTGAAACTCCGTTGGCAGTTGTCACGGATACAGAAGTAACAGTGCCACCAGCACCACCACTCACCGCAGCCCAAGATGTATTGTTTCCATCAGTGGTTAGATATTTTCCACTATTCCCAGATTGGGATGGAGCCAGAGCATTAAAAGCTGTATTGGCAGTAGTCTGTCCTGTGCCGCCTTTTCCAATAGGCACCGTATCGGATAGCGTTGATCCCGCAGCGGTAACAGTAATTGCCGCCGTCCCATCGAAGTTTACGCCATTGATTGCGCGAGCCGTCTGCAATGCGGTCGCGGTGGCCGCGTTGCCCGTCGTGCTGCCAGAAGAGCCACTAACGTTGCCAGTGATATTTGCCGTAATTGTCCCAGCATTAAAGTTACCGCTTACATCTCTAGAAACAATTGCATTAGCGGTGTTTGCGTTAGTTGCCGCATCCAACTTAGCCTTGTCCGCTGCGCTCATACTACCCGGCAATAAAGTGGTTGCAGCATTGATAGAAATATCTGGAGCTGTGCCACCGGAGCTAACAATTGGAGCTGTTCCAGTAACCGCAGTGACCGTTCCGCCGCCTCCACCGGCAGTGGAAGTAATAGTTTGATTGGGCCATGAACCACTAATTGTTACATTGGTTCCAGCAACAAGACTAGGGCTGGCGGTTCCCGTCCCTCCATTGGCAACAGCCAAAGTTCCGCCAAGAGTGAGTGTTCCGCTACCTGTAATTGGGCCACCTGTAAGGGTAAGTCCTGTGGTTCCGCCAGAACCAGAAACACTTGTCACTGTTCCAGTGAACGCATCGTTGGATGTAACCGTAAAATTTGGATAGGTGCCTGTAACTGTTGTAGTCCCGGCTCCCGTCAAACTAACTACTTGATCTGGGGCGGTGTTATTCACCGTAATGCTTCCGCTGGTGGTAATAGGCCCGCCACTAACGCTAATGCTTGTTCCTGCTGTAAGATTGACGGACGTTACCGTTCCTGTCCCACCTCCACTAGCCGCAATGGACGGACCATTTGCCGTAGGGGTGATGGTGATGTTTGTTCCAGCCACCAAGTTCACCTTGGCGTCGTCCAACATCTTGTTCAGCCGAATGGCCGTCTCTTTATTGGAAGCCCAGTCCGTGGACTTGTCCGTAAACGTGTAGCCTTTGTTGATGTCAGACATTAGGAAGCGGAAGTAGTGGAGGCAAACGCAAGCATACCAGTGATTTTGACAGCGCGAACTTTGGGCCTACCTACGGTTTGAGACACAGTTAGTTGTGCGCCATAGGCTCGTTTATTCCCTAAACGACCACGAAAACTTTCATCTTCTCCTGAAGCCAAAAGGCCCAAATTCCCATAGTTGGCATTACCATCCAAGTTTTCTGTCTCCAAGGAAATAGCCAAGTTGGACTCCATTTCTGGCGAGCTTTCCACATGAATCTCGTAAGCATTGAATTTCTTGCGGTCCATAGTGCCAAAGGTATATTGGCGGGTTGTAAGCGCGGCCTCTATGATGTGTGTGCTGGAAGCCCCGCCTACGCTCAATGCAAGCGTATCTAGGGCTGCTGTGCCACTATCAATGATATGGATGCCGCCAAATTCTGTAATGGCGTAGAGGCTGTTTATACCACCCGCGCCTGCGCGAACAAAGTCACGGATGTTCCACCCCTGTTGGTTGATGGCATCTACGCTTTCCCATCCAGCATTCAAGAAGTTGTAAACCATCATCCTATTATTTACGGTTTGACCTTTGGGGGTGTAGGCCAAGTAGTAACGGTTGTTGTGATAGACGCCTACCGCGTTTGTAACCAAGGTAGGATCAATGTCCTCAATGGTGGGATTGATGGCTTCAGACAGTGGAACGCTCACACCACGGAGGTTGTAAAGATCGTCAAACTCAATGCCATAGACCCCGTTGTCAGAGAGGAACATAATTTTGTTACCCACTTGAGCAATTGACTTGCGCGAACAACAACCAACCTCCCGTGTAATTTCTCTCACCACTGAGTTACCCAAATCTGCGCCAATACCGCTAATGAGATGGATGCTGTTCCGATTGAAGACAATAAGATTGTCTTCGGCAAACGGCTGTAGGGCCACCGTGTAATCTGCGCCTCCCGAGGCAATACGAAACTGATTCTGGATTTGATCGTAGGTGTTCTGATCTAGGATGTCCGAGACGATAATTTCATCCGCTACGTTCCTAGCCGTAATGGTCGGACTGCCAGAAGAACCAGTGGACAAGAATCTGAAAGGCATGAAGAGCCGCCGCTGGTGATAGATAGCATACTCAGGGCAGGGCATATGGGTGAAACCCAGTCCAATAGACTGTCTCTTGCCTACGGCTACCGTAGCCGGGCTAGACGTATTGGGAGCGTCAGCCTTAAACTTAAATGTGTTGGCCGCTACTTCATACACCAAGTATTGCTCCAAGCTGTTAAGCCCCGTAGTCCCCTTGTCACTGATGCGAACAAAATCTCCCACTTCTACGTTGTGGGATGTAGCCGTAATGGTGACAACGCCAGAAGCAATGACGGCATTGCCGGAAGCCTGAAAGATGGTGGGCTGGGTGTAGTCGCCATTATCAACCAAGGAAAATGTAGGGGCCGCAAAATTGCCGTTCCACTCCAAGGCTGTAAGACCATCCCTGAAGATAAACAGGTAGTTAAACGCCTGAATCAAATTGACGTTTTCCGATAGGGCTACGGTTGGTGGATAGGAGATTTCCGTTACACTGGCATCGCTTATCTTAATTAACCTAAGCTTGGTATTTGTTGCCAGAGCTATATACTCAGCATTGTTAGAGGCTGGGTCTGAAAACAAGCAGCTACCATAGACATTATTGATGGCAGTATCGTCCAAAATTGGCGCACCCACTACACCGGCACCAGTGTAGGTTTCACTTCCAGACAAACCGGGAACAACAAAGGTAAAGGTGGTGGCTCCCGTCACCGTAACAATTCTGTTGGAATTTACAGACAAGGTTCCGCCAAAATCAATTATGCCAACCAATGTTGAGCTAACAAAATTATGCGCGGTAAATGTGGTGACACTAACCAATGTTCCAGTGCGGGTTGCGGTTAGAACCGACCTGTTGGCATACAACGTAAAGGGAAGGGTTAGAGCCGTAGAACCCACCGTAATAGGGGCACCAAATACAGAAATGCCCTTACGCACTTGCCATGCCCCATCTACATCCATGCGCCCGTTTTCACTCAACGCCACTTCCCCAGCTTTAAGCTGATCGGGACGTAAGCGGCTGTTTATCCGCTGGAAAACAGTGTCCCCATCATCAACCTGTTGGTTGTCGAATCTACCGAATGAGCTATAGCGTGGCATTGGCTCATTCTACCAGCAAGCTGGTCTCTCTCTAACGATAGGCGGCGGTCTTACGCGCAATGGACTTGGGCTGCTTTACAAACTGCTTACCAGCCTTCATTCCCTTACGTTTGGCCGCATTGGTGGCCGCAATTTCAGCTCGGCTCAACCCCTTGAAAGCTGCTGAAGGTAGGTAGCGTTCTCCAGTTTTCAGACTGGGCTTACCTGAAGCCGTGCGCCATTTCTGGCTAGTCCAATTGACTAGGCTACGTTGTTGAGATTTCATTTGGCCGTCTTGTAGCCGCCGCCCTTTTTCTTGTAGGCTGCGGCTAAGAATTGTGCCTTTCTCGCGCTCCATTGGCCCGGACGCCCACCCTTGCTGCCAGACTTAATAGACTGGAACAGAGCCTTACGCATCGTAGGCTTGGTGTAAACCCCTGCACTGTTTACGGTGGACTTCACGAACAGGACTTACGTTTGCCATAGCCTGCTTTGCCGAAGCCCTTGGGCTCCTTCTTGCCCTCCATCTTCTCATGCTTCATCATCTGCTTTTTGGACTTATACTTGCCTTCGTTGTTTTTCATTTCACTGCCTTACGTTTAGTTGGGTTGGGTTGACGAACGACCGTTTTTAGGCCGCTCTTTGGTTTGTCTGCATTACTACCATACTTAAATTGAATGGCGTTCTCCGAGACGGAGATGGACGCTTGAGGGGTTTTGGGCATATAAATCATATTAGCAGGACCATGCTTTTCGGCTCCAGTAGTTGGCCGAGAGTTTGTTGGATGTGCCTTTAATGCCACCAGAACGGGCGCAATAGGAGGCTTTACGGGCTGGTTGGCTCTTCTTAATGGACATATTAGCGTCCCCAAAGCGTATAACCTTGGACTTCCCATTGGCACAGGCGCGGACTACGGACTTCTTTCCGCCGCTAATGTCGCGTCTAGGGCTGTTACAGGGTAGCTTACGAGGGTTCATTCTTCTTGTATTCCTTGTGCCATTTCCAAATGAGATAGGCCAATCCTACTAAGCCGCCAATAATACCAATGAGATGGTTAATTTGGCTTAGGCCTAATGCTGCTGCCGCTGGGGTAGAGGCCACAATGATGTCTTTCTCGTAGGAGTTCATCGCTTACGGGTCATTCTGTCACCAAACCACCAGCCTACACAATTGAAGGCCGCAAATTGCACTTCATCTACCATGTCGGCTTGTTCAAAATCTGGAACATTGAAGAAGATAATGGTGACAAGAACAAGGAGAAGGAGGGTGATGGCTGGACGAAAAAGGGTGAGAACATTTGCCGCCCAAGGTGCGGTGTTTACAGGTGCAATTGCCGCATTTTGGCTGGCAGTAAACGCTTCCCATTGAGCCTTATCAGCCGCAATTTCGGCCATAGCTTTAGCTTTCTCTAGTTCTCGCTTGTGCTCTTGACCAGCTTTGTAGTTGTCAAAGAACCCATTGCCAATGCGTAAGATAACTCCGAGTGCGCCGCCGCCTAGTGCGTTGGTGAGAAGATCGAGCATCGTTAGGCGGATTTAGGGTTTATTAGGCGACGGAACATGAAGTAGGGCAACCAGACCCACTTTGGAATCTTCGTCACCTTTACGTTAGTGCTTTCAATAAACGGCATCTCCGCATCCCAGAGCTTCACCCTAATAGGCGAGCCATCCGGCGAGGTGCAGCTAATTATTGACACGTTGCGCGTGGGAGCGCGGCCTTTGGTCCAATAGTTGTCATATTGGCCTAGTTCAATAGTGCCGCTGATGGAGCACCCGTAGAGCGATAGCCCGTCGATTGAGCCTTTGGCGGTAATCGACCCTTGAACGATGCAATGCTGCACGACATAATCTTTGCCGCGCACGAAGTCTATCGAGTCCTCCTGCGAGGCTGGAATGGTGAGACCTGACACGCAGAGGTTCGACACGTTGGAGCCCTTTACGAGATCGTCGTAGTTTTCGGGGTCAAGCGGTGCCTGCCACTCAGCCGCGTTCACCGTCAGCCCGTTGTCATTCGGCCCAACGTAGGAGCGCCAATTAACGTCTGCCGTCCCGCTCATTCGACCTTCGTTTCCTTTGGCTTTAAAGCCTCGGCAATGACTTCCGCGCACTTGCGGATGAGATCATGATCGTCGGCCTTTAATGGGGCAAGGCGGGCGGCTGCGTAGAGGTTCTGGAGTGCTTGTTCGGTGGTCATGTTATTTGGATTCTAAAGCGGCAAGGCGGGCGCGGACGGACTTGAGTTCTGCGACAAGAATCGGAATGAGTGCTGAGTCGCTGCGCTGCCATTGTTTCGTGATAGTTTCGGAGCCTTCGTCGCCTACGCTCACCGCTCCGATGTGGGCAAAGATTGGGTCTGCGGCGTGTTCCTCTTGAGCAACAAAACCAACGACATTTTTGCCGTTCTCGTCGCTGTTCTTCCAGTCAAAAACGCGAGGTTTGAGACTGTCGATTAGACGGCCCGAATCCGTGAAGTCGCGGAGGTTTTCTT